TAAAAAAAGGGACCCCGAAGGATCCCTTGAGTGCCACACACTTTATCAGATATGCTCCAGACTGAACTGGGGTGGCCTTGTGGGCGGTATGGTATCAAAGCTTCCCGCTAAGCCCATACTCTTATTATTGCATATTAGCCCTGTTGAGCTAGCTTGTCAAAGTAGGACAACGTATCCTCTTCACCTTCATCACTAGAACTCATATATGCCGATTCAGCGGCTGGCATTGTTGGTTGTTCAACAACTGGAGCTGATTGCATCATGGAATTATTATCCATAGAGATGTGACCAGCGTCGACGCCTAGTACCTTATTCAACTTAGCTTTGAGTTCATCATATGACTTATAGTTCTTAGGGTCAATAAAGTCAGCCAAAGAATGTAGTTTGTTGTATACACCCTCAAGTTGTTCTTCATCTCCACCCATAAGAGGGGCAGCCTTCGCAAACTCTGACTTATCATAGTTTACCCAACCTTCGACTTTACGAATTTTAATCTTAAAGTCAGCGCCTTCCCAGAAGTCGTATGGATTTACTGGTTGTTCATCTGCAAATTGTGGCTGCATTACATCCATGATTTTATCAAAGATCTTTTTACCAAACTTGTATACGAATACCTTACCTTCATTCTGAGGATTAGATGGATCAGATACGACTAGCACATTACTCACATAATGTAACCTACGCTTACGATCACGGGCTAATGCTTTATCCTCATCATGACCAGAGTTCCATAGTAAACCATTTGATTCACTAACAGGATCATCTTGTCCAATTGAAGTTCGGCTATTTTCAATGTACCAAAGACCGGTAGGACCTTTAAAGCCATGATCCCAATACCTTACCCAAGGAAGGTCTTCACCCTCTTTAGCTGGTAAAAATCTGACTACGGCATAGCCGTTTCCTGCCTTATCTCTAGTAGGTTTCCAAAACCGATCATCATCATAGTTCTTTGATTCAGTTTTAGTAGATACAGCTTCCGCTGCTTTTACGAGTTGGTCGATTGACGAGCCTCGCGAGCTCTTTAGGTTTGCAAATGACATTTTATATCTCCGTATTGCGTTGTATTACGACAAAATTGTCGTTTCTATTGTATTTCACATAATGCATAATATAAGTTATATTATAACACATTTTCATGCGTTTGTAAACGTTTTTTGTAATAAATTTATACATTTATCACGACTAAAGTTTACGAATGGACTATACTTTTCGATCTTCCGTTTAGTATCCGGCCACATAATAGTGTCCGATATCCTTACAGATTCTCTAGGTACAAATCCAAAAATAGCATTAAGAATAACAACAGTCTCTAAACTAATCTCTTCTTGCAACCATGGTTTAACGAGAGGAGGTAGTTGACCATCAACAGATTGAAACAATCCATCAAATAAAACATCCTCTTCTCGTAATCTATTTATATCAACTGAAAACACTCTATGAATACTTTCTTGTATTCTTTGATGTTCTTTATAGTTCCTTTCGCCATCGTCATCCATCATGTCACCAACGTAACTCAGACCCATTTTAAAGTTAGAGATATAGTAATCCTTTAGATTACCATTGTGTTTCTTAGCTAGCTTAGCAAAGAAGTACTTATCTCTTCGTTTAAAGAATGTCTTTTGACTGACGTTAGACTTAAAGTTATATTTAACAGCATCGTAGCCAGACTCAAAGTGTAGCTTTAACGCGTTATATAACTTATATGATTCAAACGGATCCATTACTAAGCCATGACTCCTTCGTACAAAGCTTCCACATCTTCGATCTCACCTAGGATTTCAGATAGGTTTTGCTTATGGTAGATGGTTGACATCTTTCTCAAGTGCTTCTTATCAATTTCAACATCTTCACAACATGAATCTACAGCTTCTTTAATAAAATCTTTTTGTGCTTGGATCAAAGTCATAGCATTACTGATTTCAATAATACAGTCTTTGATTCGCTTAACATCTGCTGGTGATGATGGTATAATAACGTTACTCATAATATTCTCCTAAATGGGTAGTTGATTACCCTTTTTGCCTCTAATTAAATTAAGTCTTATTGCTTCAGCTTCCATCTTATCTTTGAGTGAATCTGTTAATAGTTTCTTTAGATTACTATAGTCCATACCCCTCTCTTCAATAATATAAGTTGCTGCATCTATATAAGATATATTTCCCTTTACAACTAGTTGTTCAACGGCAGTTGAGAACCGCTTCTTTGTCATAATTTTTTGTTCTAAATCAATGATCATAGCACCCTGAGTAATATGCAATCGGCACTTATTCTACCATTAGGTTCACTGATCTTAGTAGTAACAGTATCCCAAACTAATTTGTCGATTTGCTTGATTGATTTATTTAAAATAAGTGGCAGTATTTCTCCTGGCTTTCTAAGAGTTGTTTGTTTACTCCCGTCACCAATATTTTTAATGGTAGTACCACTTACCTCAAACCCTTTTAATGATTCTGTAGCATATTGAATCAACTTTTTATTCTTCGTATTGTACACGAACAATGTATGTTTACCAGGAATCATAACTGGATTAATAGAACTCACCTTATCGTCAAAACTATCAGTGCGATATTTAAGGTTCTTTACTTGTACATCAGACGCTTTAGGCGTTTTAGCTCTTGGAACTTTAGCTGCTTTATTGGCAGTCTTTAACTGTTCTAAATCACTAAAGATACCTTCCATAACTTTAAGCATTTTATTCTGCTTACGCTTAGTGATATGACTATAAGCTTCAACGCATTGATCACACTTATTGTCATATGCGTCTTTGATTGGTTGATATTCATACATCACCATATCTTTAAACATATTAATAGATGAGCCTTTAAGATCATATGTCTTAAACAACTTAAACACATCGATGCTTTGAGTGTATTTTTCATCAACCCACCCATCAACGATTTCATCCCAATCTACAGCAATAGTTTCGTTGATTTTATCTCTTTGTCTTTGTTGAACTGATATCGCAACCTTTTCTGCAGGAGCAGCAACTTCTTCTTCTACAGCAGCTTGTGCTTTGATATAGATTTCATTAAGCTCTTCTTTCCATCGAGTCATTTCAGGCTTAGTATACTCGTAGCCTCTTTGCCAAAGCTTTGCAACTTTACCTAGTTTACCAGTAAGTTCCCAATCCTTGAGCTTTTTAAGAGTTTTAATTTTATCTTTATCGTACTTGCAGACTTCAGTAGCAAAAGATAGCATAGGATCAATATAGTCTTTAGGCTTATAGAAGTAGTTATACCAAGCAGCAGCTTTACTCCACATAGCTAGTCGTTTATCAACGTCTTTGGCTGTTTCACCTTTTTGAAAGACCGGCTCTGCACCCATCTTAATTTCGTCAATAGAACTTCTGTTTTTGCGGCCTTTAACTCTAGCCTTTTCTAACGCTTTACTCGCCATAATCTACTCCTTTTATAATATAGATCTATTATAACATACTTTACTACGAATGTAAACAATTATTTTCAATTAATCCCTTTCATAGTTTTTAATGCCTGAAACATAGTTTTCTGCGGCTGACTCGGCATACAGTTCATTATGTCCTTTATACCACTCAATGCCTAGAGATTCGCCATCAATATACATTCGAATGCCAAAGCTAGGACTTTCTCCAAACGAACGTAGTACATCGGCTTTACGATTTTTGAATTTATCTGAGCCGTAAAACTCACTAAGTAGCATGCTATTTGCCATCGTCTTCTCCTAATTTATTACCATAATAGTCGTGTGTTCCAGCATCAAAGTTTTTACGTCTTATTGCTTGTTCTTCTGATGCTATAATTGATGAGGTTATTCCAAACCAAATAATAAACACTGAAATTACTGTTGCGATTGCTATTTCTATGATTTCCATAGTTACTTTCCTATATGTTCCACATCGTTACGTGGAATTACTTGATATGCTCCTTTATTATACGCTGGAGCTACTGTGAAATTCTTGGATTCTGTTGCTTTCCAAGAGGTGTCTTCTGGAGTTTGATATTTAGATTCTCCAGTAAAAGATCGATACTTTTTATTGAATTCTTCCATTCTAAGTTCAGCTAAAGACTTTTCGACCTT